CGAAAAGTTTATTTCCTTCCAGAATAATACTACGAGGATTAGCTGGCCTTGAAACTAAGCCTTTACCAGAGAACGATAAGTTTCTCAAAAGCCTGCCAACTTGGTAGTGTTGATATTTTCCGGTTCCCCCATAAGCCTTTAAATGTTTTGTTAAAAATGCGGACGCTTCATTTCTTGGAATAACGCTTGTTTTCCCATTGTCATCTATTAAAGCATAGTCAAAAGCTGGAAATAGGCATTCCATTGAAACAAACCATTGGCCATCTTCTATCTCGGACACAATTTTTTTCATCCTATCTTTTTGCTCTTGTTCTGTCCAAGATGTATATATTACAGAGGTTGTTAGTATATTAAATTCACTAGGAACTTCTGGTATATCGTCTTCTATTTCGTTGCCATCATAATCAACAACAACATTCCCAGTAATGTGGCCTATTATATCTTTTTCATCATGCATGAAATTAAATGGCTTATCTTCTGGAGTATTTCTAGCGGACCAAAGTTCGCTAGGGTCAAAAACGTCGTCGTTTTTATTCCATCCAGTACTAACCAAAATAGACTTCATGTAAAAAAGATCTAATTGATCTTCATTACCATTATCCAAAGCTTGAGACTTAGAAATTTTTTCCATTTCTTTAGCATTTGGATTATACTTTTCGGCCATTGAACAATAAGCAACGCTATTAGAATTAGCGATAGCAGATTCTAGACCGTCAAATATTTCGATTGGATATATTTTCATATTCTATAAAACCTCCAAGATATTATTACACAAAAACTTTTTTAGTGGATGTTTATTGGCTATTTTTTGAACATTCGACCAAAGAAGAACCCCTAATAAACTTCATCTCATTGAGGTTTGGAGATCTATTATTTTGTGATTTAAACTCATCTATTTTAGTTCTAGCAAGAGATAAATACTCTTCTGGAATTGATAATTTTTTATCTATGATAGATTTTACTTTATTTTCATCAATATCGTCAAATATATTCAGGTTTGCTAATACTGATATTTTAAGTTTGTCTAGTTTATTTAACTCATCTTTGTTTAAGCTTCTGATATTAGTTTTTTCAAAGTGTTGTAAAGCTATTGGATTCAGTATTTCTGAAATTTTATCCTGTGCTTCAATAGCCCACAATGTAGCAACAGTAGCTTCGCCACTTCTTGGTAAAACTCTTTTTTGTTTTCTTGGACCGGTATCTCTTGATAAAGGTGGCCTTCCAGCTTCCCTTGTTGGGGATTTTGGTTGCTGATTTTGTGGTGAGTTTTGATTTTGTACTTCCGTTCTATCTCTTGTTGGTATGCCCATTTCTTCTAAATAAGTATCATCAATTATATCTTTATTTAAGCCTATTTTTACAACTTCATTTCTTAGTTGAGGATTATGATATGGGCTAGCTTTATCTGGCATATTGTCGGCCCTTCTGTCTTTCTCTTCTCTTTTTACTCTAACCTTTTCAATGTTTGGTATTTCTCTAAATCTTTCTAGAAGGGTTTCGTTTGATATGATATCTCTGTCTGCCAATTGAATTAAAAGCTGTTTCTGTGCCGCCTCATCTGATAGAACTATGGAATCAAAATGTATTTCTGCTGGTAGCCTAAATCCCATCGCTTTTCTTACTATTTCAATTTCAGACCTCCAGAATTGAGATAATATTTCTCTTCCATATTCAAGTCTTTCTATTAGTGTTTTTAATGAAACGTAATTATTTGAATATCCGCCATTATTAGCAGCACCAGTGAGGGTTGGCGGAATACCTAGTCCAGCATATATACTTGTTAATACTGGCTGATATTTTTCTGAACCTAAAAATCTATATACTTGAGATTGGCTTTCTGTAAACTTTAATTCTGGACCCCAAACAAGATCCATCGTACCGCCGCCAACATTACTAGCTAATATATCTCTAAGTTTATTTATTGCAGCTTTTGTTGGTATAATCTTATGTTCAAGATCACCAATTGTCCAAAGTCTAACATTGGAAATAGCGCCATCTAAAGCCGCTAAATCTGCTAGCTTCATTTTTTCTAGCATCATAATGTCATCTAGGATCGCATATATCATTGGATTGGCCCATAACAACCAATCATCTTTTTTGTAATGATAAAACGAAACATTTTCCGGGTCCAAAGGTATTTTCCTATCACCATTGACTAATCTTTTCTGCAAATCATTTGGTAATGTTTTGAATATTGTTCTATTGCTGTCTGTGCTTTTCATTAATGATTCATAAGTATACTTAGAGATATTCAATACATATCTTGGTTTGCCTACTATTTGACCACCATAATCAACAACATCAACAGCCACCGGATTTAAGAAATCATAAACCCAAGGAATTTCTCTTCTTTTTACTTTAATGTCATCTATCTGCACATCTGCACCGCTGGATTTTATTATTTCTTGTTCTTTTTGCTTGTTTAGTTTTGCTGTTCTCCTTTTTACTACAACATTTCCACAACGATAGAGATAGTTTAAAAATCTTTCGGATCTATCTATGCCGCCAATTTGAACAAACCATTTGCGATAAAATTTTTCGATGTTCTTATTTGGATGAACTATTGTTAAACCCTGAGCGGCAAAATCGCTCATGAGATCTATAACATTTCTAACTATGCCAACCTTATCGTAAGCCTGCATACACATCTTAATAATTCGTTTTTGGTGACTAGATATATGTTCGCTTGGTCTAAAATTATCATAATCTTCACGTAAAAACCCAGTTCTTACTGTTCTATTTGGCTCAATATCTATGTAACTAGTTCTTCGCCCATAAGCTTCTGCTTTTTGAACACCAGCGTATGCTTCTATATTATCAAACGTTTGATTATAAGCATCCTGCTTCTGTGACTCGTTGTCCCATGTTCTATAGATCGGTTCTTTTGCCATTAGTATTGATCTCCAGTTAATAGAATTGCCAATAGTATTGTATTACTAGATACACAAATCAGTATACATTTTGCATTTTTTCAGCAAACCAATTTGGCCCATAAAAAAGCTTCTCATTTTCAAATCTTGTATTGCTATCAGATCTAGCAAAACCACCTATGGTTCCATAGTTTACAACATTTTTATTTATCACAAAAGACCTCGCAGACATATTAGCCATTAGCAAAGATGAATATCTATCTTTCCTCAGTCTGCTTTTTTTACCAGTTCCAACTTTAATTTCTGGAGTATCCCATCTTTCTCTACCAGCACCTGTTTGTGTCATTACTATCATAGATAATTCATCCTTCAATTCTTCTATCTCCATAACGCAATCCTCAAGAGTATCATATATCCTTTTCGCAACCTTATCTTCCTCTATAGAAATACCTATACTAGCAGAATCAAAAAATGGAAACAATAAAACCTTGTCTTCAAAATCTTTTCTCATCCCATGATTAGCTTCAGCTAGCCAATCAGCTTTAGCGAATTGACATAATTTTAATATATGTAGACCATTATTATCATCAGTATCTTTTGGCTTATCTTCATCTATTGTTGGCCACAGAGCTACTTCGTCTTTTTCCATTTTGTCTTTATCGTGTAAAGCTTCTATGACCGCTATACCGCCGCCCTGAGTATCAATAGCAATTTCGACACATGGAAAAACCCTCATTAAAGATCTTATCTTTTTTGCGCAATAAGAATAGAAATCATCTTCATCGACAATTTTTGATTTTACTTGATTCTTATGCTGTTGCCTTGTTGTAGTCCAACTATGAACAATTCTTCTGTGATCCTCGTTAAGTTCAATTACAACTATACTAAAATTATCTACTTCAGAAGCTGGGTCAACGCCAAATATGTATTTTTTTTTAGAATCACCCCTCAACATCGCCCCAAAATTAACTTCTCCAGATGGCAGCACTATTGGATTCAATTGAGAGCATGTACATGCTTCAAGTAGGCTTCGTTTAAAAAAGCCCTGACTATCAGTGGTGAAACATGCAGAATATTCCATATTGTATATTCCAGAATGAATCGTAGCCTTAGCCCTTGATATTTGACCCTCATCCATAAACCCTTCTGGCAATTTATCTACTGGTATTCTAATTATCGAATACTCTCTCCAATCAAAGCTTGGGGATGGCTCTTCACCGAAAACTTCTTTTAATAAATTTGGGTCGCCCTTACTATTTATTATTGCTTTATATCTTTTCCAGTAATCAGCAAAGTGGTTAAAGTCATAATAAGCAGTGCCAGAAAGAACGATTTGGTTTGACTTTTCTATTTCTTCTGAAAGGTTTTCAGATAAATTAATACCAAGCTCTTTTGCTTTTTTATCTCTAGCCTTTTGTTTTACTTTTTCTATAGGAGAAGAGGAAACGGCAGCAAAACCAGCGACAACATTTTCAAAGATGTCTCTAGGTATAGAAGCGAACTCATCGCTAATAATATCATGGGCTCTCTGGCCTCTGATTTTTTGCCCATCTCCCAATGGTAAAGCGGT